AGCCCGACCCCGGCTACCCCGCTTTTTTAGAGGGGGGGGGTCAATCCCATCTTTCTGCCGTGACTGGTATCTTGCTCGGCCTGTACTGCCGTTGACTCTCCGGGTGCAGCAGCTCATGGCATTGCTTACACACGCAAATAAGCTGCCGATCGCCTGTATCCGGGTCGTATATGCTTAGCGCAAGGTCTGGCCGGTCGCGCAGGTGCTTGACGTGATGCACATATCGCGTGGCACTGTGCTTGCCTACCGCCTTGCAGATGATGCACTCGTGGTCTATACGCTTGACTACATCGCGTACCGCCTGCCAATCTCCGCTGTTATACCAGATGTTTTCTTTACCTGCCGCCAGCAGCGCCGTCAGGCTGGCCAGCTTGCATGGCGTCATCACCGGCACCGGCCCCGCGGGCAGCGTGTGCTCCTCCGTGGCTGTGCGTATCGCCTGCGCAAAATACCGCACAAAGTCCTCCCTCTCCATCGCTCAGCCCCGCTCGACCCAGTAATCCCCATACCGATCAAACTTTGCCTCTAGCGTCTGCGCGTCCGGCTCATCGTCATAGTGCAGCGCGTGGGCCAGGTCGGTGGTGTGGCGGCAGTATTCACGGCTGCAGCCGGCGCACCGCGCCCCGTCGCACAGGTACAGCACATCCATCATACCATCTCCATCTGCTATGTGTTCTCCTCTCCCATGTGCGCCACAATGGCCATCTCGCGCGCACTTAGTGCCCACTTTTTTGCTGCGGCCCTCTCAGCTGCGGCCTTATCACTTAAAAGCAGCCCGCCCCCGAAAATGGCCTTGCCGTGTGTCCGCTGGTGATCCAGCGCACCGATGGGAACACAGTCCTCCCGTCGGATTTCCCATTCTACCCCGTATCTGCTGTACCGCTGCATCAGCGCAGCGGTTACAACGTGGTCAGGATATTCGTATTTCGGCAAAGACCTGGCCGTTTCTGCGCGCAGCGTCCGCACGGCCTGTTCGATCAGCCGCCCCAGATCCGGCGCTGTCCGCGCCACCACGTCTCCTCCCATATTGGTCACAAACGCCGTCCGCACCACTGCGCCGTTTTCATACACAATATCCGCGCCGCAAATAATGGAGCATATCCGCCCGAACAGCGAACGCCCGGAAAACGCCGTCAGGCTCGGCGCGAACAGGAAAAATGGGATATTTCGATCCAGATACCATTTGCAGATCTTGCTCAGGATGGAAAACGGCGGGTTGTCCAGAACCACGCAGCCGTCTGGGTAGTCAAACGCCTGATAGTCACCGCCCGGCCAGAACGGCCGCACGATTTTCTCCGGGTCAATATCGTACTCCCGGCACGCCCAGCCCTTGATGGTCTCATAGATCAGCGGCGGCGTGTAGCAGTCGTCCGTTGTTCTTTTCGGCTTGAATTTTTCAACAAATTCCTCGTAGCTCTCGCCGTATGCCACGCGCTCACCTCCCAATCAAAAAAGGCCCCGCTTTGGAGCCTTTTAAGCGTTCACGGCACGCTTTGGCCGCAAAAGAAGCACAGGCCCTAACTCATCGGCCTATCCGCCTCTTTCGGTAGTTTAATCATAGCAGACTTTGAGTATAACATTCTATCACATGTTTATTTGTGACAATGCTTCACCGTGCATTCTCCAAATTTGCATGCAGCTATATCCCATATCTACTGCTATTCTTTCCCAGGTCAAACCATCTATATAGCGGCGTTCCAAAAGATAGCGCATCTTTTCCGATGGAACGCTATGTATGGCAGATGCAATTGCAAACCTCAGCTCTACCCGTTTACATATCTGCTTTTCAAGGTCTTTGTCTATCTCCGCAATGTGCTCTGCCGCTGTTGCTATTCTGGATGATTCCCCAGAAGCTTTTGGCGCAAAAGAATATGTCGGCGTTACCTTTTCGGCTATACTTCGCCATTCTTCTTTTTCAAGCACAAGGCGCTCGGTTTCCGCTACAACCTCTCTATATTGAGATAACCAGCGCTTTTTGTCTTGGTTAGTCATTTCCATCTACTCCCCGCAGTCTCTTTTCCAGCCTATCCAGCTTTTGCTCCTTAAACCCTGCAACACTTACCCCGTCTCAGGGTTTCGCAATTTCATGGTCATCCTCCTTATCCATGCGAGCGCCGCACGAATGACACCATGGGTGGGTGGAAGGAACATCATCGCCCCTTACTTCTTCGCCGCATTCGGAGCACTCCCACAAATCATATACCGGGTATCCATCTGCATAGCCATCATATTCTATGCCAATCCATATCCCGTGCTTCACCTTCACCACGTCGGCAGTAGGGATACTATTCAGGCTCACATCTTCCGTACAGTATCCACAATATTCTCCGTCAGAAATCAGTTGAGCGTCTTCAAGCATTTTCTCGACAGCCGCCCTCTCGATATATTCAGCCATTCTTAGCCATCCCTTCTCAATGCTTCATTTTGGTTTCATTTCGAACCAACTTTTCGGCAACTGCATCTGCAATAAATCTTGTTACAGGATTATTGTGATAAAAGCAGGTGTGCATAGCGGATTTTAGCGCGTTCTCCCCATCCTTGTCTTCGTACCCACCATCCGGCAGCACCACACACCGCCCGTCATTATCCGCCTCCACCAGCTCCCGTAGGCGGTCAAGGTCGTAGTTGTCGCCAAGGATGTTTTCAATTTTCGCCAACCTATGCACAAGAGCTGGGATTTTGCACGGAGTTGGCTGTGTGCAGTGTCTCGTGCAATGTGCATCCAATCCGCAGTAGTCCCAAGGGTCATTACACGCCTCGGTAAGCATTTTGTCAGTCAACCGTTCCACGCTCATTCCTCCTGTTACAGTTCGAATTTGCTGAAATATTCCAGTACTTCACGCATTGCCATCTGCATGCCTACATACTTCTGGTACTCCGCAGAATAGGTCTGATTAGAGGCGTGCCGCCCCTCGTTGTCTTTTCTGAAAATATCGTTTGCGGTGTTGCGATAGAATACCAGTAAATCCGAAAAGTACTCTTCTGCCGCGTCCGCGTTAAACACCGGCTTTTTGGTATCACTCACACTCATTCCTCCTTGTGCAGGCCGCGCCATTCGTCCTCGTGCTGGAACATAGAAACGGCATCCACATTTTCTCTTAAATCAAGATACAGGTTGTAGTCAACAACGGGGTGGATTTCACGGTCTACAAATTCCGCGAGGTCGTCAACAAGGCTTGAAACACCGTTTAGTTCTTTAATCACCGCATCCCTCTCCGCTGTCACTCGCTCCAGCTCGGCCAGAACTTTCATGTATGCCCGTTCTGCATTTTCGTAGAGGTGTTGTCCATTGTCTGCACTCCTCCTTTGCCGCTCTACTTCCGCCTGCAACTTCTCATTTTCAGTTTGAAGCGAACGGATAAGCGCAACCGCCTCTTTTGCTTTTTCTTCTCCACATACAGGTGTAAAATTGCAAAGAATCCCAAAGCACACTGCATTTATGTCCAGTTTCTCAATGTCCATCAGGTTTCCTCCTCTCCCTCCGGCGGGTGGCGGTACAGGTTGTAGTTTACACCCATGCCATCAATGGGCACATAAACTGTTTGCCAACCTCTGAAAATGATTTTGTCCTTTGTGACAGCCTTAATGATATGCCATCCGCTTTTAAGCAGCGGGTCAAAGACTTTGAGGTATGCAGGCTCGTCTTTCATCTCCCGCAGCTGCTCAATGGTCAGCGGCTCATTTGGCGCTTTGGCAGGGACATGATTGTCCTTATCAGGCGGTGCGGGAAGGGGCATCCAGTGGGTGACATCGCCCGCATGAGGCCCAATATCCGTCATCCATCTGCCCCACAGAATCCAGCCCACAGACGTTCCAACGCGCTCACAACGCACGATAACCCTCTGTTTTTCCTCCGGCAGCCTCTCCTCCACCCTCACCCACTCGTTCGGCGGGGTGAGGGTGGGCATCGCCTGTATATCATGCAGCACTTGGTCTAACAGCCATGAAGCAGTTTTGCTTTGCCGGACTACATCGGTGTCAAGCAATCTCTCAATACCTAAAAGCTCGTTTGCATCAATCGCCCTTGCCATCTTTCAGCGCCTCCCCATAATGCCTTGCGGAAATCTCTATGTATTCATCAAGTAATTTTTGCTGCTCCAGTGCCCATTCAGATAGGCAGGTGAATGAGCAAAAATCCTCTGGCTTTCCAATGGAGAACCCTTTAGGCATCTTCTCATTGTCCCTGTTTTGCAAAACAGAAAATCCGTCAATAGTAATACGAACATCGCTGTCTTTAATCAACCTTCCGCACTGGTCGCAACAATGCGCTTTAGCCATCTTTCATCGCCTCCAATTTCTTCATCACCATACCCACAGCCTCGTCCGTCATGGGCGCGCCGCAGTTGGGGCAAAATTGCGTCCTGCTCCAAAAATAGCTTATTGGATAACCACACTTTGAGCATTTGCAAATTTGCTCCACCTCTTTGTTAGTGTTTACCCACTCGCCCCTCCACACCTTCTCCACTTCCTCCCGGCTGACGGGGCGAAGGGCGGAAATACTCTGAACTAATTCCATGATTTGAGGGCGCAGTTTCTCTTGGATTTCATTTTGCAGAGCAGGACGTGCAAATTCATGCGTCCAAATCGGACGACCAAGAGTATTTTCACAAAATTTGTGAACCTCCGAAAAATCTGGTGCAAGTAAAAAACCTGTGTATGCTGATAGCAAAATCGCTTCTTCTCGCGTCATAGCTTGGCCTCCATCCCTGTATCAAGTCGAAATTCTTTGTACAGTGCGCTTGAAACATCTTCATAAAAATATCCATTCGTTTTCATGAGCGCAAAATAAATTTCTTCAATCGCTAACTTGTTTTGCTCTGGATTTTTCAGCAAAAATCTAAGTGCAATATTGAGATGGTCACACTCTGGATAAGCCCATTTCTTAAACTTTTTGAGAAACTTTTTCATTCCGTTCCCTCCAGCATCTCCATCTCCTCCGAGCTCAGAATCGGTGCGCGGGTGTTCCAGGATAGGCGGGCTTGCGCCTGTGCATCCTCAATGCGCCGTTTCGCAACCTCAAAATATCCAGGGTCTAACTCCATTCCGATGAACTTTCGGCCTGTATTGATGCAGGCAACGCCTGTGGAGCCGCTGCCCATAAACATATCCATAACAGTTCCTCCGTCAGGAGAAATAGACATTAAATGCTCCAGCAACTCGATAGGCTTTTCAGTTGCGTGTACCCGTTTAGATGTTGCTGGCAGGTTCCCGACAAAATATCCCTTGTAGTTTCCGCCCTCATTTGGGATATGCCCATTTGATGCCCAAACGCAATATTCTGCGTTTTGTGTAAACCGCCCTTTTTGTGGCCTTGTAGCAGTTTTAATCCACGGAACAACACCTCGGTACACAAGTCCACCGCACTGCACGGCGTCAATAGTCGCTGCCAACTGCCGCCAATCGGTAAATATGACTGCGATGCCGCCAGGTCGCATTTTTCTTTTTGCGGCAGAAACCCAAAACGTTTCCCAAAGCGTAAAACTACGCTGGTCTCGATTGTCTCCCGCAAAATCAGGCTTGATGTCTTTTGTGTCTGTACTTTGATATTTTTTGCTTGACCCGCTTGCTCTGTCAGAACGATACATTCCGCCGCTGGAATACGGCGGGTCAGTCAGCACCATATCCACACTACCGTCTGGGATGTCTTTCAGCAGTTCCAGGCAGTCGCCCTGCATCAGCAGCACTCCCACATCCGTCAGCCGCTTGGCTGCCTCTTTATCGCCCAGAAGGGCGCGCTTGATGTCATCCAACAAAATCACTCCTTGTGTAATAATCAACACTTATTTGCGAGTATTTGAGCATGTCCCAAAAAAATTTATCATTGACTGCAATAAATCCATTATCCTCTCTGTGGTGGAATGTGGTGGATTTTACAGAAAATAAAAAAGTCCCTAGATGAGAAGAAAAAAATCTGCTCAGGAGAAAAGTTTTGCAAAAAGGCCGAAAACCACCACAATCCACCACACATCAGCTTTCCGGCAGCTTTTCCTGCTGCCAAAGCGGCCCTTTTGCCTGCTCGCGACGGTTTTGCGCGGGCTGCAGCGTCCAGTTGAGATATTTGTGCCCGCTGTGCGTCAGGCCGATGTCCAGATATTCTGTATTGGCACGCGTCGTCCGGGCCGCGAAATGCTTTTTCATCTCCCGCCCGAAGCGCTGGCTGCTCACAGGGAACCTCTCGCCGTTGTCCTGCGCCCAGGCGCGGTATATGCGATAGAACACGGCCGCCTGCAGCGTCTGGCCGGCGCTGGGGTAGGTGCAGTCGTCCAGAAACACCGTCAGCCTGTCCTGCTCCGTGCGGTATTCCTGCGTCGCCGTGCGCACAGCCTCACATTCCGGCAGCCCGCTGCGGCTGCTTTTAGACGCCTCCACCCACTGGCGGCACCCCTCCAGCGCCCAGTTCAGGATGCCCGGCAGCTCGGCCAGCAGCTTCTCCGGCAGGCGTTTATCCTGCTTCTCCTCCGGGATGGCCTGCGTAAAGGGCACCAGCCGGATGCGCCGCCAGATGCCGGTATCTGTGCCGCGGATGCGCGGCTTATGGTTCGTTGCCATCACGATTTTGAACTCCGGGCGAAATTCGAACTCCTTGCCGTATAAAAAGCGCGCCGTGATGGCGTCGCCGCCTGTCAGCTGTTTGATAAGGCTTTCGTTCAGGAACACGCCCTCGTCCGTCTCGCTGGTGGTCACCAGACGCGCGCCCTTCAGGCGGGCGATGTCGCTGCGTGCCCCGCCCTGGCTGCGGTTTTTCTCCATCAGCGTCTCTGCCTGGGCGTTCATGGCATAATCGCCCAGCATGGCGGCCAGCGTGTCCAGAAAGGTGCTTTTGCCGTTGGCCCCGTCCCCATAGAGGAAGAAGACGCACTGCTCCTGCGTCGAACCCGACAGCATATAGCCCACCATCACCTGCAAATAATGCGCAAGCTGGGCGTCGCCGCCGGTGATTTCTCCGATAAACTTTTCCCACATCGGGCAGGCGGCTTCAGAGCTGTATTCCACCGGGGCGATGCGCGTCAGGTAATCCTCGCGGCGGTGCTCCTGCACCTCGCCGGTGCGCAGCCGCACCGTGCCGTTTGCCACGTTCAAAAGGCCCTTGTGGCGGTCGAACATGTTCGGCGTCACGGGGATGCCGTCCAGATGCTGAGCCTCCTTCAGCATGGCCTCCTTGCCCCGGCTGGACCGGCTGCGGCGCAGATGCGCCTTGAAGGCCTTGACGGTATCCTCGTCATGCAGGCCGAACAGCTCCTTTTCCATGCCGTCCAGCAGGGCGTCCGCCAACCGCTTGACAATATCGGTTTCATCCCTCTGCCAGCACGCGCCATTCCATACAAACCAGCATTTGTCCGTGTGGCTGTAGCGCACCCGCTCGCCGTAAGCGTCGGCAAACCGCAGTGCGTTGCCTGTGTCGTCCTGTGTATAACGCTTGTGCCTCCCCGCCGGTGCGGCGCCTCCCGGCGCGAAAAAGGCGTCCATCCCCGCGGCGTCCGGCTGCGGTGGGGAATATACCTCGCGGCAGTCTGCCACCGCCTTGCCGATGGTCATTTGCCCATAGGTCTCTTTCCCGTGCTTTTCGTCCCACTTTTTGCGCATCAGGCCGGAGGTGCGGAACACTCTGTCCATGCGGGCGGCGTCAGCTCCGAACCAGAAGGCCAGCAGGTTGCACAGGCCGAGGTCAGCCTCGCTCTGGCTCTTGTAGTAGCCCTGCCAGCTGCCCGCCATCAGGGCCTCAAAGCGCGCGCCGTCCCTGCCTGCCGCAGCGCGGCGCACGAGCTCGGCGTCCTCCAGCGCCGACGGCGCTGGCAGGCTGCGCTGTGCAGACGGCGCCCCGGTCTCCTTCTTCAGATATTTCCTGTACAAAGCGTCCAGCGCAGCCTGGTCCTCGCAGAAGGGCCTCGCCTCGCCGGGCACATTTCCCGTCACGGTAAAATACCGGCCCTCCGCATACATTTCAAACCCCGCCGCTGTGTTTTTGCACGCGGCGCCGGGCTTATTGCCCCTGCACAGAATATGCAGGCCGGTGCCGGACGGCGAAAGCTCCGCATAGCTTTTTGTGGTCGCAAGCACGGCCGCCGCCATCTCGTTCAGCTCGCCGGTGGTGCTGTCTATGCAATGGTCCACGTCAATGCCTACGATGCCACCGCCCAGCACGAACCCGATGCCCGTGCAGCCGAGGCGTGTCACCGCCTCGGCTGCTGTTTCGTAATCGGCCCAGGTGCCCGGCAGCGTGCTTCCCGCATTTCCGCCAGTGCGTGGGTTCAAGGGTGTTTTATCGGGCAGTCGGTAGCACACCCAGCGCGGCAGCGTTTTCAACTCGTCTGGAATATTTTCCGGTTTCAGCATAGGGTGCGCTCCTTAGTTTTTTAATTGAACGGCAGGTCGTCGTTGTCAATGTCTACCGGCTGGAACCCGTTTATTGCGGCCGGCCCAAAGGGCTTTGGCTGCGCATCTCGCTTCAGATAGGGCGCGATGTCACCCTTCCCGATGTACTCATCCACATAGACGTTCTGGTAACGGGCGTCGGTCTTGCTCGTCACCACGCTGGCAGTAATGATGCGGCCGGTAAATTCCGGCAGGGCCGCTTCCAGCTGATACAAGTCAGTAACGGGTATCTGCATCTGTGCGATGAAGCGTTTCAGGTATGAAAAGGCCGTCTGCTCGGCCACAATGCGCTGGCTGATGAACAGCATGCGGCCCGCATAATCGCCCTCCATGATGATGAAGCTGCAGGAAAGCAGCATGGGTTTTGTCTCTGACGGCTCTATCAGGCGAGCCTCCTTACAGATGGCGCGATACTTGCCGTCCGGGATGCGTGCATTGTCCGGCGCCGCCTGGGTGGCCTTGTACTGTTCGTTCATTGCTTTCAGCGTGTCAAAAATACTCATTGCTCTTACTCCTTTTCTTTCATGTTAAAATCCGGGCGAATACTGCATTTAAGTGCGCGGTACACTCTGCGCCGCGCGGTGTACTGGCTGCGGCAGACGGGCACGGCCCTGTCCACAAAATCGTATATCAGGGCATCGGCCTTGTCCGGCGCCGGGCGCATGATACGTCCGGCGCTTTGCTGTACGATAACGCTGTCCCGCACGGGACTGGCCAGAAACAGCCTGTCCGCGCGGGGGATGTCCAGCCCTTCCTTTGCCAGCTGATAGGTGGCGAACAGGCAGCGCAGCGTGCCCGCGCGCATGCCCGCGATGGCCGCGGCGCGGTCTGCTTTTTTGCTCGCCCCACTGATATAGGCCGCGGGGTGCCCTGCGCGCTGCGCCAGCGCAAACAGCCTTTCCAGTATGGCCAGGCTCTGTGCCAACACAAGGCAGGTGTGCCCGTCCAGCAGCTCATGCTCCAGATAGCTGTATATCAGCAGTGCGCGGCTGTCATCTGCCGCCATGTGCCGAAGCAGCCGCTGGATATCTATACGCTCTTCCCGCGGGGCGGGCGTGTAACAAAACGCGGTTTGTACGGGCTGCACAGCGGGTGTCACGACATTGCCTGCGGCCTCCAGCGCCGCCTGCTCTACGCCGCTGATGCGCTGCCCCAGCACCTGATAGATGGTTGCCTCCAGCCCGTCGGCCCGGTGCTCGGATGCCGTCAGGCCATAGCGGTATTTTGCGGGCAGGTGGGCCAAAACAGCGGCAAACATGCTGGCCTTTTCCGGGTTATTTACCACGCGGTGGCACTCATCCACAATAACGGCGCCGAACAGGTGAGCGAGGCCGTCCATTTCCATGCGGTACAGCGTTTGCACCGTGGCCACCGTAAGGTGCGTGCCCGGGCGGCGTTCATCGCCGCTCAATACCCCCAGCTCCGGTCCTTCAAGGCCCAGGCGCGCCCGGGCGCGCTGCACAGTCTGATCCAGCAGGTCTTTCGTGTGGGTAATCCACAACGCGGGCTGGCGCAGCTGCGCTAGAATGTACAAGCCTGTTTCCGTCTTGCCTGCGCCGCAGGGCATGCAAATCACTCCCTGCGGCACCCGGCTACCCAGCACCTCCTGCGCCACCTGCGCCTGATAGTCCCGCAGGCGGATAGCGCAATGCGCAAACTCCACCGGCACGCAGGTGTGGGTGCAGTCTCTGCTCACGGCGCCGCGCGGCTTGCGGGCCCACACCTGCATGGCCATGCCGCGGGGCAGGATGAGCTCGCTGTTTTCCACTCGGTACAGCAGCAGGTGCTTCTTGATGCCGTAGGTAGGGCGGCCCAGGCGCAGCGCCGTCTGCCATGCCGGGTTCGGCACCGTCAGTTCCCGCGTCAGGCGCTCGTACAGCTCACGCGGCACATCTGCCAGCCGGCACTCGCCGTCCAGTGTCATCATCATGGGTGCGGCACCTCCCATGTGCCGTTCAGCGTTTCGGGGTATTCCTCCAGCTTCACGCTTCCTCGGCCTCCGCCCAGCACGGCGTCCCGAATGGCAAACCATGGCACAAAGCGCATGGTTTCCGGTTCATCCCGCAGCACGGCCACCACGCTGATGCCTCCGGCGTCCTCATGTCTGGACAGGTTTTCTATCTCGTTTACGGTGAATGCCGAATATCCCAGATTTCCTCGGGCGATGTGCTTGCACTCGATGGCATAGGCGTACCCCTCCAGCACGGCGGAGATATCCCACGGCTGCCCGCCCCAGCCCGCGGGCCAGCACCGGGCCCAGCCCTCTTCATTCAGGTCCGCGGCCAGCGCCTTTTCCCAATCCAGTCCGCGGCGCTGCCGCGCCTGCTGCAAGCGGTTTTTTTTAATCCTGCGGCGGCTGGCCGGTATCATTGCCGTTCGCCTCCTTCCGGGCCTGCGCGGCTCGTTCCTCGCGCAGGGCCTGCTTGGTGCAGGCCTCGCACAGCGCGCGGCCAAAGTGTTCCTGCGTGGCCGCGGCGCGGGCACGTGCGGTGCCCTTGGCGCTGTCCCGGATGCGCGCGCCGCAATCGGCGCAGAAGTATCGCTCCGGCTCCTTCCCGTCGGCCAGCCATGCGCGCAGCTGCCTGCCAAGCTCCGGCGTAATCACCGCCCCAAAGCCATCCAGAAAGGTGACATCCTTGCTGGTAGTCGCTATATGGTCCCGCCCGATGTTCATCACAATGTCGAACTCGTATTCGGTATCGTCGCGCTGCACCGGCGCCAGGCCTATCTTCACAGGCTGCTGCTTGCCGCGCTCGTTCAGCTCCATGGCGTATTCCATCTTGCTTCGCATGGTGACGATGGTGTGGCAGTCCACGCCCAGAATGTAGTTGATGAGGCCGTTTTGCTCCCGCCCGGCCTCGTTCCACGCGGTGTAGTTGTTTTTTCCGGCCTGTGCCGCAATGCGGTCCTTTATTTCCAGCACGCCGCCCTCGTTGTTCCACGCGTGGCTCAGGCTGTCCACAATCACCACGCCGTCCGGCCCCACGGCCTCGGCGGCCTGCCGCACATATTCCTTGTACCGTTCCGGGCTGTACGGCGCATACAGCCCGGCATACAGATATTCACCCGTGGGGGTGGGCAGGTCGCTGCGGCTGGCATACGCGCGGCCGCGCTCGCGCTCTGTGTCGATGAGCGCCACCTTGCCCCAGTCGTCCGTCAGGCCGTAGGCAAGGTACAGGGCCCCCAGCGTCTTCCCGCCGCCCGATACGCCTGTCAGCGCCATGCGCAGCTTCATTTTCTGGCGCTGTACTGGCGCGAATAAATTGCTCATGCTCCATTCTCCTTTCCCTGTTTCAAAAGAAGGTCAATGCTGAATTCGAAGGTGTGGGCGCACTGTGTAAGAATGTCGCCGGGCCTTGCCCAGTCCGTCAGCTTTGCCAGAATGCACAGGTCCGCCAGAAAAACCGGCAGGGCCGTCAGCACATGGCCGTATTCCGCGCGCATTGCATCCTCAGATGTATGTCCGTCCAACAGCAGGCGGGCAATGTGCTTCTGCAGCGCGCCCAGCTTTTCTTCCAACGCCGCCGCATTCCACAGCACGCGTGCCTCCAGCCGCTGCGGCGTGCCTGCCTGTATGGCCGCGGCCAGCTTTTGCTCCAACTCGTCCCTGTCCGCCAGCCGGTCAAGCTCTGCCTGCCACTGTGCCACCATGGGCGCCACCTCCCCAGCAGTCGTACCTCTCCAGCACGGCGGCGCGTTCCGGCTCCACATCCCGGCGGGCGGCAATCCATACCAGCGTATCCTTCCCGGGCTGGTACCACCGGGCCAGCCCGCCGTCCTGCTGCACGGCGCCCGTTTGTGGAAAAGCGCTGGCCAGCTCTATCAGCTCGCTTGTGAAGAACACCATCCGGCGGTCATCGCGCCGTTGGGCCGCGCGCTTCTCGCCCACCCAGAAGGGCGTCAGCTTCACATCCACGCAAAATGCGCCGTCCTCCTCCTTTTCCAGCAGCGTGCGCATGCCCTCGTGCTGCACGTTCAGTTCCTCCGGCTCCTGCTTGTGCTGCAGCAGATATGCTTCATTCATCAGCGGCAGATGCCGCATCCATTCCACTAGAAGGCCCAGCGCCTTGCCGGGCATGTCGTCCATAGCCATCAAAACGGCCCAAAAGCCGGAAGAAAGCATCAGGCAATCCGTCACATGCCATTCCAGCCTCCACACTTTCAGGCCGCCGCCTTTGTAAGCCGCTTTCATCAGGGCCGCCAATATCTTTTCATTCAAAGTCCTCATCCTCCTCATATCGGTTTGCCGTATACTGCGCTGTGTTTGCGCGCAGGCCGCCCAGCGCCTCCTCCAGTGCCTGTGCCAGCGGCGCGGCACAGCGGCGGTAGTCCTCGCCGTGCAGGCCATGTGCCGCCAGCAAAAACGTGTTGTATAGCGCCTTGATGTTTCCTGCAAGGTCCTGCGCCATGGGCAGCACGTTTTCTGCTGTCAAGGCGGTGGCCTGGCGGGAAGCAGCCCGCCGCCAGTCCTCCAACTGGCTCTGCAGGCTGTCGCGGATGTTTTTCATTCTCTGGATATTGCCTTCCGCTGTTTTCAGCTGCCCGCGAAGCTCGGCCGTCATGGCCCTGGCCTTTTCCTCTGCCATGCGCTCCACCTCTGCGGGGTCCGGCTCCTGCACGGCCACCTCCACCGGGCGGCTTTCCAGGGCATGGATGCGCGTAATATATTCGCCCTGCTTGTCCAGCACGGCGGCGCGCTGCGTCTCTGCCTCCCGGGCCCGTTTCTCCGCTGCGTCGGCGCGCCGGCTGGAGGCCTCGCCGGCCTCGGTCAGCTCGCTGATTTTGGCGTCGCGGTTACGAATTTCGGCCAGCAGCTCCTGATATTGCTTGTGTGTGGTGATATCGCCAGCCTTTACGCCCTGCACCAGCTCGGCAGGTGCCGAGGGCTTGGCGGCGGCGTACAAAAGGGTGGGGCTCGCGGCCTCCAATGTGGCCTGCTCTTCAGGCGTTGCGCCGGTCAGTAGGGCGTTGACTTGAAGTAGCCGATAAGCAGCGCTTTTGCTCAGGCCTACACTGGCACACCAGTTAATAAAGGCGTGCTCCCCGCGATTGCCGTGTTTTGAGTCGTCCCAATTTGGGACGACTGCTTCGTGCGCCGCCGCTACCGCAGCAGACACTCGGCAAATATACACCTGCCGTGCCTCGCGAATCTCCCTTTCGGCTAGATGCAGAACCTCTACCGTCTGCTCATCCAGCCCGGCATAGTCAAACACCGGGGCCTGTTCGGCCTTCGCCTCGCAGACGTCTGCGGCATGCTCCGTCATACTGGTCGAAGTCGGCCGTTCTACTGTCTGTGCCAGTGCAATACCTCGTTTGATGTCCTCCAGCACTTTGGCCTTTTCCTGTTCCGGCGTCATGTCTTTCCGATGAAAGGTTTCATCGAAAAACTCAGCCCAAAGAGCACGTTTGGCCGCAATGCCTTTCTTGTTTTGAACGCAGCAAAGAACATATCTGTAACGGCCGTTGTCTACATACTCCACAGCCCGTATGTCTTCTCGTGAGAATCTGCCGGAAAGTTCCCCGCCGGGGTAATGGTCTTTTACCCAGGCGCTCACTTTCTCCAAAAAGTCAAAGTCCAAACTGGCGATGCGGATCGTCGTTTTATCGTCAAGGTTGCCGCTTAACTCTGTGCGGTATTCCAGCGATGGGCTCATCCTGCATTCATATCCTTTTATATCCACAACCACTGCATGTCGCGTATTGTCCCACGCCGTTGGCCCCCATGGCATCAGATACGGGCATCCCATACAACCTGCCGTGTCGCGGTTTCCCGTGTTGTCGGCATTGGTGCTCTTTTGCACCTTTCGGCCACATTTACACAGATAGGATGTCACCCCGGCCACCTCACTTTCTCATATGGCACAACGGTCTCGCGCCACTTCGCCATATACATGGCAATCTGTTCCGGCGTCAGGCTGCGGAAGCGCACACCATGTGGCGCCACGCCCACAATCAGCAGGCGGCCGTAATACCACTGCCCGCGGAACTGTCGGTTCTGTTCCAGCCCGCGGCTGTGCGCGCCCTCCATATACAGCAGGCCCGCCGCATCCAGCGGAAAGCGCAGCAGCGTCAACGCCCCGCCGCACATGGCGCCCAGCGCCTGCAGCGTTTCCGGCACCGTTTTTACCACCGGCTCCGTGCCGGGGTCTACCACAATGGCCTTCATCCGCGGCGCCCCCTTTCCGGCAGCAGGGCGGCCAGCTTTTCCGCCACGCTGAAATAATCCTCGCATTCGCACCAAAGCTCTCCGTCCACATACACCGCGAAAGGCGCGGCGCCCGCGCGGATGTCCTCCGGCTGGCGGCGCAGCACCGAGATATATTCGTTCATCTGCCGCCGCCCCCTTTCCGTTGGTCGCTCCAAATGCCCGCCGCCGCGAACAGCACGCCCAGGGCAAAGCCCAGTGCCATACAGGCAAAATATGTATGCATCTTGCGAAACCTCCATTTCCGTGTTAAAATGCAGGTGAAAACAGGTTGTCCAAACTGTTTCCACTCTTGCCGCTTCGGTGTTACAGCACCGGGACGGCTTTTCTTTTTGTCTTACTCATTGCCGGCCACCAGCGCGCGGGCAAGGCTTGTCCGCGTGATGAATCGCCCAAGGCCGTGCCCAACGAAAGCAAACCGCTTTGCAGCTGTCTTTTCAGCTATCCCGCAATAGCGTGCCACCTCGCGCACGTTCAGGCATTCATGGTCTGGATATGCCGTGATGATGCTTTCCAGCTGGGCGCGGAAAGCAGGTTTTTCTCTTGCCATCCTTTACGTCTCCTTCCTGCCGCCTTCAGGCGGCCTATTTTTTGCTGGTTCGGGCGCCTCTGTTTTAAGTCCCTTTTATTGGACTTATTGCGCGGTATTATTGGGCAAGCCCAGAATTTTCCTGATGCTGGCCACAATGCCCGGTGTGGATAACTCGCCCGTTTGGATTTTGTGGAGGTAAGAACGGTCGAAATATCGGCCCGTGTCCGCTCTTACATGTTCAATCAGCCATTCCTTGGGCTGGTTAATATCCACAAGTGCGTGATTGATTTCTTTGCCAAATTGACAAAGTTCTTTTCTAGGCAATGTTTTGGCCTCCTTTCTATTGACTTTTACGCATTCGTATAATATATTGGTGTTGTCACACATCCCTTTTGTTATACGTTCGCGTTGGTTCTTCTCAATATTACTATACGTTCGCGTAATAATCAAGGGGAAATATTACGCATCCGTATAGTTCTGCGGATTGCACAAAGTTAGGGCGTGTAATATGTCTATTTTGTACGAAAGACTTTCTGCTTTGTGTCAAGAGCGTGGTATCACAGCATACAGAATGTGCAAAGATACCGGAGTGCAGCCCAGTGTTATGACAGACTTAAAAATGGGCAGACGGCAAACTGTAAAAGCAGAGACAGCCGCAAAAATCGCCGCCTATTTCGGCGTCTCTGTGGATTATTTGCTGGGCAATGAAGAACAAAAAAAGCCCGCTGCCCCGAAGGACAGCGAGCTGGACGAGCTTGTGAAAGATGAGCTTGTGGGATTCTATGGCGATGTGAAAAAGGAATTGACCCCCGGCGACATTGAGGACATAAAAACGCTTATGAAGATACGCGCCGAACTGAATCGGCAAAAAGGGAAGTGAATGCTTATGTACCACAGCGCTGCGGCAGTGTGCGCCGACTTGGCGGGTGCTGGTGTGGCTGTTGTAGAGTGCCCGTTAAAGGAAAATGCCTGCATGTGCCTTGCGGATGGGGCGCTGGTAGCTATAGACAGCGCCCGCTTTGAAAGCCAGCAGGAACAGGCAACGGCACTCATCCATGAAGCGGGGCACTTCCTGTCCGGCGCGTTCTATACGCCTTACAGCCCGTATCAGGTCAAGGCGCAGGCAGAGTACAGGGCAGACAAAGCGGCAACGCTGCAATACATCCCGCTTTGTGATTTGGTGGAAGAAATGCGCCGCGGTTTTTCCGTCTGGGAAATTGCCGAGCACTTCAATGTGACGCCGGAGTTTATTTGGCGGGCCTATACGATATACCGGGATAACCTCGGCATATCTTTTTCGGCACTAGCCTGATATCTTGAAAAATCACGCCATCAGGCGTGAAAATATAAAGGAGGCATCATTATGGCATTTGAAAACTGGAAAAGGGAATCTACTTACTCTGCGGCATCCGGTCAGAATTTCCGCTATGTTGTGTTACAAGTTACACTAAAAGAAAAATTTTTCGGTACCGGCTCTGGAAATCTCACAGAATTAGAAACGGTTATCAATAATCAAGCCGCCAAAGGGTACCGGCTGCACACAATTGATACCACAAATGGCGGAAGCAAAGGTTTTGGCGGTGGTGACCGTATTCAGGCTACAATGGTATTTGAAAAAATTGAATGATATTATTTACGCCGTAGAAAGCATAGCGCGAGGCATAACCCCTCAGAGGGCGGGGAAGCCCTCTTTCACAGGCAAAGCGGGGAAAGTATTCCCCCCCCCCGCAGGAAAGGCCCTGAAATCGCCACGCAGAGGCCCACACAGGGGCGCAAAACCTGAAGAAACCTGAACCCCGCGCGCGTAAGGCCCGCTTTGAAACGAAAAACGCCCCGGGCCGAAGCCCAGGGCGCAATATACACTAAGTATTCGAAAGAACGCTATAGAAGGCGCGGTGCACGCGAAAATAACATTTGACATTCTGAAATAATACGGCTATACTAAAAGTACAGAGAGGGCGCTGCCGGAAACGGTCAGCCCTTAAAAGTTACAAGCGTGACCGCCGTACTTGTCAGGGTGCCGGCGGTCACTTCTTTTTTGCCTGAACGAACAGGCCGCAAATGCCAATGATTACGAGGCAAAGTTGAAAAACTTCGGATGTACTCAATTGGGCAGCCCCCCTTTCGTGAAATCAGGGGGCAAGAAGCTGCCCCCGGTTAAGAGGGCTGACCGCTACTATCCAGCAGCGCCAAGGCCAATATACCATAATCCGGCACCATTCGCAATATAAATAAACCGCCCGCGGCTGCAACCGTGAGCGGCTTATATAGAACAGCTTACACAGAAAGGTGTAAAATCTGCCCCGACATGCAGATTATAACACCTCCTGTGTGGGCTTGTCAAAGTGCATCACAAGGAGGTTTTTTATTATGGCCCGAAGGAAGATGTACCAGCGGACGGATGGCCTGTATGAAAAGAAAATCACCATCAACGGCAAGCGGCATGTGTTCCGCGCTGCATCAGAGCGGGAAGTGATGCAGAAAATCGCGGCCTTTCAGGAAAGGGAAGAGCGCGGCCCCAGCTTTGAAGAAGAGGCAGCTGCCTGGTGGGTAGAATGTGAACAGAAAATCCGCTATGGCACCGTGCACGGCTATCAGGCGGCCATGCGGCGCGCGGTAGAGTATTTCGGGCAGGACGCAGTGCGAAGTATTGAGGCGGCGGACATCCACGCCTTTCTGCTCTACTTGGCAAAGCGGGGGTATGCGCATAAAACCGTAAAAAATCAACTCACCGTCCTGCGCCAGATTTTCCTGCATGCCCTCATGGCGCGGCATATCCGCTCGCTGCCGACGGATGGCGTCAGCGTCCCCGCCGGGCTTTCGCATCACGCGCGCCAGTTGGCCCCGGATGCAGCCATAGAAGCCATTAAAGCAACGGGGCCGGAAGATTTTTTATTGCCCGCATTGATACTGTACACGGGCGCGCGCTGCGGGGAAGCCTTGGCGCTGCAATGGGGCGACATTGATTTTCATGCAAGCCGGGTTTCCATCAACAAGGCGGTGGTGTACCACTCAAACCAGCCTGTAATATCGCCCACAAAAACGCAGAAGGGCGTGCGCACCGTGCCCTTGCTGCGCCCTCTGGTGAAGCTGCTTGCGCAGCGGGGGCCTCACCGGCCGGAGGAGTACGTCATTGGCGGTGCGGCTCCCATCACGAAATCTGCGCTTTACCGCCGCTGGGAAAGCTTTTGCCGGGCGCACGGCTTGGCGCATGTGGATGAGGAACGCACCCGGCGGGCGGGGCGCACTGTGTGGGCCTGCGAGATAGACCGCCATACCCTGCGCCATGAATATGCCACAATCCTGTATGATGCCGGCATAGATAAAATGTCAGCCATGGAATTTATGGGGCATGCAGACCTTGCAACCACAGAGAAAATCTATACCCATATCCGGCAAAGCCGCCTTGCAGGCGCGGCGGCACAGCTGGACGCATTTCTCACCGAAAAGGCACAGTAAAAGCACAGTGTGCCGGGTTTTCCGCACAGTTAAGCCATTCTTACGGGGTTCGAATCCCCGGCGGCTCACCATTCCAGAAACCGCGCTGTTAGGCCAAAAATGGCTTAACAGTGCGGTTTTTTCGCTTCCTTGGTCGGTAACGGTAAGTAACGAAAAGTAGCATTTTTGGCACAGAAAAGGCACAGTAAAAGCACAGGAAGAAATTCCCATAAATGGATAAAAGCCCCGGTGCTATATGCACCGGGGGCCTGTATTATTTCTTCAGCTGCTTTACCGCCTGGTCAATACCCGTGGCGGCAAGGCCGGACGCCACACCCACGGCCGCAGCCGTGATGGGGTCTGTTGCCGGGAAATCCGGCATGCCCACATAGAGGGCCGCAAGGCCCAGCAGCAAGCCGGAAAAGCCACAAGCAATAGGAATGTATTTGTTGTTGTCAAACGGGGTTGCCTTAACGACAGTACCCACCAGATAACACAGCACAGTGATTGCCACTACAGTGGCGATGCCGAAAATTGATACATCCATTTTCTTTCTCCTTATCCATTCCGAATTTTAAGCGATTCACAGCGCCGGACGATATCTGCTACAGAGCGGTCTCCATTGCCCAGCGCATCATAGGCGACATAGCACCCCTTCAGCGTTTCCATCCCATAGGGAGGAATTTCCCCGGTTTCGATGTAGTGCAGGCCGAGGTCTATGATTTTTGCCCGCAGAAGCATTTTAAGCCCCTGTTCCACGGCCTTGTCTTTCTTGGCATTGCTCTTCATGCGCCCCGCCGCCCACCCTGCGAAGGCCGCCACCAGAGGCAGCACCGCCGTAATGATGTCCTGCAAAAGTTCCACCTGTTATCCCTCCAGCGCCGCCTGTGCGGCCTTTATTTTGGCCTCTGCATGCTCTGCACGCTCTGTTGCGGCCTCGGCCTTTCCCCCGGCCTCCCGGGCCTGTTGCAACGCCGTGTCGCGCTCTGCTGTCACACTGGCCAGGCTGTTGCGCAAGGCCTGTGCCTCGGCCTTGCTCGCTTCCAGCTCTGCGCGCAGCGCCTCGATGTCATCCCCCGCAGACTCGTCCGGTTTTTCCGGTGTCTGTGCGGGCGGGGTATAGATGCCATAGCCCAGCCCCAGTTCGGCGGCCTTTGTCAGTACAATGCGCTGGTCGCCAGCAGACGCCGGGCCTATGTACACAAGCGCATTGCCGCTGCCATCTACAGGCCCTTCGCTGTAACCAAGGCCCAGGCTCTGCGCTTGCTTTTTCAGCGTCGCCCTATCTCCACTACTTGCAGGGCCTATCTGCATCGTGATGTTAACCGGTGATAACGGCTGCTCCATTTCACTTTCCTCCTCTTCGGCGGCACCATATGTGCCCACCGCATTTTCAAAGCCCATGTACTGCGTAGGGTCAAGCCCCTTGCCCGTGGATGTGGCCCGCACCTCAAAGTGGCAGTGCGCATAGGGCGGGCTGGCCAGCGCCGCGTTGCCGGTGTTGCCCATTACGGCCAGCGCGTCGCCCGTTTTCACCCGCTGGCCCACGGCCGCAAGGTTTTTGGCGTTGTGGCAGAAGTATAAATAGTTCACCGCGTCCGGCGTTTGGTTTGCGTCCAGCTTCACGCACACATACCAGCCCCATTCCCACGTGGGGTTGCCGGTGCTTTGCGCCACCCTGCGCGCCGTTACCACCGTGCCGGAAATGGCATGGCGCCCTGCGCCCAGCCCATAGCCGGGCATGCGGATGGTGGTGTCGTCCAGCCCTTCCACGTCCGCTCCAGCGTGAAATATACTGCCCCCGCCGCGCGTATAACCCCAGCGGGCATAGCCGTAGCGGATGCGGTTGCGCCCGTGGAAGAGAAGCATTTCATCCTGTGCCATATTTTTTGCCTCCTTAAAATAAAAAGCCGCCTGATATCAGACAGCTAAAAGTGTTTGTTTGCGTAGAAATTTGAGAGCTCGTCTAAGCTCGTCCATCTCATTATGGACATAGATGCGTGCCGTTACATTGACATCCTTGTGCCCCAAAATTTTGCTAATAGAGTAAATATCTGCTCCGTGACGCCGAAGGAACGTACCGTAAGTATGACGCAGCTCGTGCGCTGTTAACTGGGGCATGTCTGGTTGTTGTTCGGCCATGCGGGCCATCTCCGCCTTTAGGCGGCGGCTCCATGTGTCAGGCCTCATAATCCCGCCTGTGGGGCCAGGTATCAGCATAGGGCTGTCTGGGTACATCTGCAAAAGGATTTCCACGGCTTGGCGTCCGCGTGGAGATAGCGGTGCAGTGCGGCCGCTATGGCACTTGGGCGGCCCCTCGCAGGGACCCTTACCCGGCACAAGGTGCACGGCACGCGATACTGTCCAGGTGTTTTTACGCCGGGAAAAATCATCTTTGTGCCATCCCAGCAGCTCGCCGCGGCGCACGCCAGTCTCCAGGAGCAGCACCACCTCTGGCATGCGCCGGATAAACCACCGGGAGGCGCTCTCAATCTCAGCATCACTATATATCTCCTTGACATGTTTAGTCGCAATACTTTCCAGCCGGCAAAACTTTGCCGGGTTACGGGTGCACAGGTCGTTATGTACCGCAGTGTCAAATATCCCCATCACGCACATTCGCACCTTTGCGCACATGGATGCCGACAGCGTTGTCTTTGTGAGATACAACGCCTGTATATCCGCGGGAGTAATATCCAGCAGATATTTGTCGCCCAGAGTAGGCAGCAGATGCTTGTATACCGTGCTCTCGTAGGTTGTTGTGTAAGCTGCTCTTGACACAAAAGGTTTTTTGTAGAGCAGCAGCCATTGTTTGGCCCATCCGGCAAAAGTATAGATGTCAAGGGCTTTTTGTGGCATGCCATGCTCTTGCCGGTAGGCCTCGGCTACAGCTTTTGCGGCCTCTTTTGTGCGGCCGTAAAACGCCTTTTTAATGGCTTGCCCATCTGCACGATATCCTATGGTTGATTGCACCTTTTTGATTTTTCTGCGCATTTTGCCCGCCTCCAATAGTTTTTTACCATTGTACAGCATTTGGGCAATATGCTTGTGGTGCTAATTTTGAAGTGCTGTCGCAAGGCGGCGAACGAGAGCACATATTAACTGGTGAAGAAATGCCGAGCCACCGGCATTACTCATCTGCGGAAAAAAAAGAAGTAATGTGTGATTATTCCACATCTAAAAAATGGGGCTGTGAAATCAAAAACACATCCGGCTATACTGCTGCTGGTGGTGGTTTTACGACAAGCTATTCTGGTGGCGATAAAGCACACAATAATATGCCACCTTATCTTACCCAAGTGGCACACATACACACATAGCACCAGCTTGTGGTGCTAATTTTCCCTTATTAGGAACAGGCGGGGAAACTGAGCATACGCTTTCTATCGAGGAGATGCCTAGTCACACACATATAGTTTGGTATATTAGAGGCAATGGCTCATCGGGCAGCACAGCTTATACTGAAGGTCTAAGACAAATCCAATCCTGGCATCATACGGAAGCTACAGGAGGGGATAGCCCTCACAATAACATGCCTCCATATCTAGGTCAGATAGCCCACATCAAGACTTGACATGGACAGTCTGCACTATATAAGGCGGCATATTATTGTGAGCTTTTCCGGCACCAGTTGTTAGAGTAGCGCTCCATGATTGCGTTTCACTGGTGCCTAATTTATACCCAACGCCAGCCGAGGCGCCATTACCTGTTGTATAAGGCATGACATGCTTATGTTCCGGCATCTCCTCGACAGTGAGTATATGCTCTTTTTCTCCCCCAGTCGCAGGTACAGAAAAATTAGCACCACAAACAAGTGGAAACCTATCTGCTAATTTTTTGCAGTTAAACATGCCGTCTGCGGCGCCGTCGCTCATGGTGTCGCCAATGGCCGCATACAGCGCGGCATATACTGTTTTGTCGAGGTCGTCATCATAATTTACCCATGGGTAACGCTTGGCATTGACTCCACCCTCACCATAAGAAATGCGATATGGAGCAAAGTTCCACTGTCCGGGCTGAGGAAGTTCTGCCAATAACATTTCCCTAAGTAAAACATCTAAGGTTTTCTCGCTCTCTGAGTCATATACCGCCTTGGTACAGCTGTGCACATAGGCGTCTTGCCCGTCTGATGTTTGGCCCCATATGGTTTGTTCAGGTTGTTGCCCTGGGGTGCCGTCATCCATTCTGTAACGCATTACGTTATTGGGCACGGTGCCACCGCCGACAAAGTACAGGATGGTATCTGCCAACAGGCACATTACTTTGGCATTGGCTGCGAAAAAAGCATCCGGCAGGGAATCACCATTGGGAAGCATAGATGCCACAGCACGGCCCGCAATGCGGAATGTGTCACCTGTTGCATAGGCTGCATTTGGCACAATGACAAATTGATTTGAATTTGGCAAATCAATATCAAAATAGTTTTGCTCTTTCGTTGCCGATACGGTAGGCACTCCACTGGATATAGCCGAAAACCTTGCATCTGCCTCTGTCTTTGTATAGTAGTTTGACAGGTCAATGTTTCCGTGGCTGTCTACCCAATCACCGGTATCTGTATCCCAAACCCAGATAGTGTCAGTGCTTCCGACGATTGCCCAGTTGCCAGCTTGTCCGGTAGGATGAGCAGTGCGCAGCGCTTCAGGCGTCTCATAGTATCCTACGCCTCCCTGTGCCACCTGCTGTGCAATCTGTGCATAGTATTTGGCGTTGTCGGTATCTTCACCCTCACGCGTACCAGTACCGCCTACGGCCCAGCTCTGTGCCAGCGTAGCGCTATTTGCGGCGTTCTGCGCCTGTTGCGGGGCATTTTTGATAGCCTCTATGTTTTCAGACACTGCGTTGATAGCGTCAAGGTTATCTGTGACAACTTTCGCTGCGGCCTCTACCTCTGCGGCAAGCTCCTGTATGGTCTTAAACTCGTTTGTGCTTTCTATGGCATGTTCCGGCACGGGGTCTGCTGCTACGCAAATCACAAACGTAGCAGTAGAAAGCACATTGCTCTCCTGTGTTACCTCAATTTCTGCCGGGCACTCTCCCGCCACGGCAAGCATCTGCTGTGTGAGTACAATAAGCGCGTATGTACCAGATGCTTCCAGCGCAGGATTATATACATAGGTGCCATCTGGTTTTGCCATGCGCACATTGACATCAAACCCGCTTTGCACCGTGTAGGGCTGCCCATTGGCATACAGGTTGGCCTTGATGATACGCATGTTGTTGTCGTACTGCTTGGCATAGACACGGGGCGGCACATCCGGCGTGGCAAAATCTATTTTGATTTCCTGCTGGATTTGATAGTTTTCCATTTTGTCCTCCTTTATGCTCTGGATGCCAATGCCCAGCATGTGCCGCCGTCAGACGTTGGCACCCGTATCCAGTCCACCGTGAGCAAGTTTTGATTCGGGCCCGGACGGATTTGGGCACTATTAAGATAGAGAGGGCCGTTAATATCAGCATATCCACCTATTTCAGCCCCACCTTTGGCACTTAGTAATTCATTTACAGACATACCGCCACCAATAGAGACTCCTTGGTCGGTATCAATCGTTCCAGCCTTAATTTGCCCAGAAAAATTCCCTTTTCCGTCTGAACCCACCTCAAGATAATTTGGTTGTAGCTGAGATAGCAGGGCGCCTTCTTTTAGATTTCCCTCTTCATCGGTACTTCCGCTGAAAACCTGAAAAACGCCTATGCTGTTTCCCGCCGAGTTATCTGTTACATAGGCGCGGGCCCTATAGTTAACTGCATCCTTCCAGAGCATTGATGCAGCCCAGCCCTCCATTGAATATGTGCCAGAATTGCTTACAATATGGTCGGCAATCAGGTTTATTACCTTTACAAGTGCCGCATTCAGCGTGCCCGCTGTCATAAAGTCGGCATACAGCCCTTTCTCCAGCGTGGCTGCCACAGTAAACGGGCCGTTATATCCATTCTTGGATGCACCCCAGCCCTCATAGTTAAAGCGCCACACTTTTTTTGCGAGCGCAGGGTCGGGGTTGTCCGCAATATAGAACGTGTCCGGCTCTCCGTCGTTGTTGGTGTCAAGCAGTCTCACAGCGCCACCCTTGGCACCCAAGATGGTTGAGGTAATGGCCTGCGCAATGCTTTCCACATCGCTTGCCGTGGGGCGTTTCTTTATTTCCTGCTGCTGCCCAGCGATAGTGTCGGCAATATTTGTGCGGGCATCTCCAATCTCAACGCTGTTATATCGTTCCAGCAAAACATCCGTCTCTATTTTTACGATTTCGGCCTTTGCATCCACACCCAAAGCTTCAAACTGTATCGTTACAGTGTCGCACAGGTCGCACTTTTCAAGCAGGGCAAGGTCTTTGTATTCCTCTGTCTGTTCAAGCTGCACAAAGCCGGCCTTGATACTCACAGTAGGCACGCCGATTTTGTTTGCCTGTACATACTGTTCTGCGCGTTCCTGCAGCTGCTGCGGCGTGGGCTGTTCCTCGAAATCCTGCGAAAAGTCTACCGGCACGACGCGGGTAAAATCATACGTTCCGGGCGCAGGCACCACCTTTGGCTCACATGTCACAAGCGTATCATCCGAGCCTTTCCAGTAGGGATATATGCCGGTTGCAACATTGGAAATATTGCGGTCTTGCTCAATGTCTGTAAGGTTTTTGCCGTATCGAATAACCACACCATTATCCTGCCCGCGCTGGCCGTGCAGCTTGACGGTATATTTATCCCACTCGTATTCGCCGCCGTACACATCCAAAATACTGCCGGTTTGCCCACCGAGAACGGCGCGTGTCGCACTTGGAACGCTCACAGAAAACTGTGCCACAGTATCCTTGTCTGTCCAAAACATAAACGGGCTATCCACCGCCGCATTGCTTTGCAGCCCGGCTATGGCATCAGGCGCATTCGCGGCGGTAAACGGGTTCAGAGGCACGCCGGAAAGGTCATAGGTAAGATGCTGGGCGTATACTGTCACAATGCCATTCATGGGTTTTGTAATGCGATAAACGCGGAAAGGCTGCGGAAGGCGGTACGGGCTGGGGATGGCATAGATGATGCACCTGTCTGTGATGTTCTCAAAATGTATGCCGCTCATGGGATATTGCATTGTCAGCTCAAACATGCCGTTACGTTCCTCGGTGACTACACAGGAAATCGCATCTGTAAGCGCGCCAAGCCCTTGTGTGTCAAACTGTGTTTCGGTCGCTGAGAAAAGAATAGGTATCAAAGCATCCACCACCTTGGCGTTATATTCACAGCGGTAATTCCGCCGCTGTAAGAAATCAGGTTTTCCCCATGCTCCAGCACGGGGAAGCCCCCTGAGATTGATATACTGTTGTTTTTGTTTGTGGTGCCGTTGTATGCGTTCTGCACTTCGCTGTCCAGCATAAGATTGCCTGTCATTCCTGTGATATTTACTGTGCTCTTGCCCACGACAAGCTGCCCATCCCCTGTGCCTGTGATTTGGATAAGGGGCAATGCAGGCTGCCATGCGTTATACAGGCTTTGCCCGCTTTGTATCTTGATTGGGAACTCTCCAGATTTGAGAAACCTTTGTGGTTTGCAGTCAAATTCAATAGTGCATCGCCCGTACAGGTTCATCCAGTTATCAATGTCAATTGGTCCGGTAAACATTGCCATACGGTAGCTATCCGGCCGGTAGCTATCTTCCAGTCTCTGATAGCCAAGCCCAGAGTGCAACCACTGGGCCAGATACCCCGCTGCCATGCTCATGCCTTGGAATTTGGCGTTGAAGTAGATTTCGTAAGTCTGCTTCACGTTGGAAAATGCGCCGGAATCAAAAACGACCTCCCCGGAACGTCCGGGGATGGTCGTTTTTTCCACCACACGCTGTGCAACAGGATAGACAGGACATTGTTCAATCCCGATTTTATAATCCCGGCTATTTTGTCCAGAGAAGATAAAATATCCTCTCACCATGTGGCCTCCTTTCGCTCAGTCAAGGTCTGTATACGACGCATGACTAAATCCGCAATGTACTCCTCACTTTGTCCTTGGGCTGCATTTATGGTAATGGTAATAGGCCGTCCCAAAAGCGAATTTTTCTCATTCGCCGCAAGGGCGGGCTGCGCCGAATAAGCCTGCGGAGTGAATACCATTTGCCCTGTTACGCTTTGTAGTGCATCTGTCACACGCCATGCGTTGTCATTGATGCCGCGCGCCAGCCCGGCCATAAAGTCCGGCATCCAATTTTCATATTTCCGCAGCGGGCCAATATCTGGCTTTGAGAAATGCAGCCAGCTCGTGATGGTGTCGGCAATCCCTCGGACAGAATCTACAATTGCTCCGATTTTTGACTTGATTCCATCAATAAGCCCCTGAATAAAATCCTTACCCCATTGAAGCGCTTTCCCCGGAAGGGAGGTGATGAAATCAATAGCGGCCTGAAATCCGTTGACAATACCGTCTTTTATTTCTAACACTTTATCGACCACTGCATTTTTTAAGTTCACAAAAAACTGTATGATAGCCTGTGTTTGTTCCTGCACCCTCCGAACGGCATCTTGGAAAAATTGCTTTACTGCATCAATAAGCCATTTAAAGAAATCTATAATAGCCTGTGTTTGCTCTTGAACTCTCTTTACTGCATTGGAAAATACTTCTTTGATTTTTTCCCATACAGCACTTATTACGTTTCCGATTGCCTCAAACACCGCGTTCACAATGTTCCGAAAATCCTCGCTTGTGTTGTAGGCCGTGATAAACGCTGATACCAAACCCGCAATCACCGAAATAATTAGCATAATGGGATTGGCGTTCATCACCATGTTTAACGCATTTTGCGCCGCAGACACAGCATTAATGATACTTGTGACAGTTTTCCATGCCATAAATCCGGCGGCGATACCGGAAATGATGTTCATAATCAGGTCGCCGTTATTCATGATGAAATCCAGCATGGGCGAAAGCGTGTTGTTCCACAAATCCCCCAAGAACTTTGAAACGCTTTTAAAAGCACTGGTTACGGTTTCTTTGAATGCTGCCCAGTCGATGTTTGCAGTGAGGTCTTGGAACGCTTTGGAAATATTGTTGATGGTATCGGTCAGCAGTTCCATGCCGCCGCCCTCTGTCAGGGCCGCCGTGATAAAGTCAACGACATTTGCTTTCAGGTTGCCAAGTGCGCCCTCGATGGTGGCGGTAGATTCGGAAGCCTGTACAGCGGCATCGGTAAAGCCCAACTGCATAATTGCCTGGTTAAACTCATCGGCGGTGATTTCGCCATCTTCCATTGCCTCGCGGAAATTTCCGACATACGCGCCGTTTTCAAGCATGGCTTGCTGCAAAACACCGGATGCACCTGGTATGGCATCGGCCAGCTGGTTCCAGTTTTCGGTCGTCAGTTTGCCCGCGCCCGCCGTCTGCGTCAGTACCATCGCCACGCTCTTGAACGTATCGGCGTTGCCGCCCGCAACGGCGTTCAGGTTGCCTGCTGCCTCGGTCAGTTGCTCAAAGTTCGCAACGCCGTTCGCACCAAGCTGCGCGGTGGTGTTGGCAACCGTTTCCAGGTCATACACTGTACGCGCGGCGTAGTCCTGCATAGCGGAAGAAACCTCTGCAATGGTGCCGGAATTGAACCCGGCAAAATCCATCGTAGATTCAAACTTTGTCAGGCTGTCGGAGGCGTTCAGCGCCTCCCCGCCCAGGTTGCCCAGCTCTGATGTGATGGCGCTGAAAGCGTTCGCCAGCACATTGCCGACGAAAGAACCCTTGATGATGTCGCCCAAGCCACCAGCCTGTTTACCCACAGATTGCAGTTCGTTTCCGAAATCGTCTGCCTCTGCCGTTGCAGATTGCAACCGTTTTTCGTTTGTCTGCAAATCTTTGGAAAGGTCTTTGATTTCCCCAGACAGCTGTTTCGCGCTGCGGGAACCTTTGCCGAAAGATAATATGGCATTTGCGTACTCGCTTTTTAGCCGGTTCAACTCGTTTTTCTGCGAGCTTATCGTGTCATTAAGGCTTTCCAGCGGAGTTTTAACGCGCGTTGCCTCGCTGGACAAATCCGAAAATTCGGCATTCATCTTGTTCAGCACAGCGGTTGCGTTGAGGTAGTCGCTGCGTAGCTTTTGCACGCTCTGCTCCTGTCGGTCAAGCGCGCGGGCCGCCTTTGCTGCCTCTGTGGATGTCTGCCCATGTTCCTTAATGGCCTTGACAAGCTCGTCATTCAGCTGCTGCGCTTTGTTCGATGCCTGCGTGTACTGGTCGCCAAGCAACTGCACACGCTGTTTCTGCACGTCGATTTGCTTCGACAGCACACCCATCCGTGCGTTCAGCTTCGATTGCGCGCTGTCGTTTTCGTCAAAAGCAGAGGTCACGGCCTTCATTTCAGCCGCCAGTGCCTTAGACTGTGATATGATGTTTTGGATGCTGCGGGTATATTCCGCAGCGCCATTAAGTCCTATTCTTGGCCCAATATCTGTCGCCACGGTATCACCTCAAATTCAAAAATTCGTCAAGCGTATTGATTTCGTTTTTTTGTTCTGCTCCCGCCCGAATAGCCTCTTGGCTGTACAAGTCCATAATTTCACCGGGGGTATGAGCATACACCTCCGCAAGAGACAGGCCTTCATGCAGGCCTGTCCCGATTAGCCACGCCGTAGTGACTTTTACGGCGTGGCTTTTGCGTTTTTTCCTTTCGGGGGCTTCAGCTTAATAGTGGTTTTGTGGCCTCGCTTGATTTCGTCCATGATTTTCGGCTGCAAGTCCATTGCTTCGCCAGGGGTCAGCAGTCCCTTAATTTTTTCGGCATCGATGGCCGCAGGGCCCTCATACTTGCGGCCCATCAGCTCGCACTCACCGCGCGCGCGGATAACGCCGGCCTCAATGAGAATAGCGGCCAAGTCGCAGATGACCTCGAATGCCTCTTCATCGGACGCCTCTTTCATTTTTTCGCCGAACTCCATAAGTCCGCCAAATTTTTCATCCACCGCCTTGCGTGCGTGGACAGTAAAGCTGAATGGAAACTCCACGCCCATGATGTTCACAGTCATGCTGCCGCCTCCTTACGATTTGCTGACGCCCAGCACGGTTTTAAGGATGTTTTCTGCGGCGGCCTCGGTGGCCTGCGCCGCGTATACCTTTTTCCAGTTGTGGTCTGCGCTGTCATCTCGCGTGATGGTCAACGTCAGTTCCTGGGTCTGCCAGTCGATTTGATCTTCCTGGGTGTTCCACTCATCGCCGGGCACGCTCATTTTGCATTTTGTGAAAACCACAGGCTGCCAGGTGGTCACACCGTTCAGCATCTTGCGGCGGATGCCGCCAAGACCCAGATACGGCGGGTTTGTCCTGTCGCCGTAGGAATAGACTTCAACCTGGTCATCGCCAACGGATTCTTCCGTAGCGGCGGGCAGGCCCAGGGCAAACGCGGCGACTTCATCTTCCATGCCGTCAACGGTCACGGTGGCGGTGGCGGAAGTCATGATGCCGGTTTCGCTTTCGGCGGCCTTGTTGTCGGCGAAAAAAATGTTATCGTCGGCGCTTTCCACTTCGATGCTCAGGGACACGCCGCGCCCCAGCTTCATGCCGCCGGTATAGCTTACGGTGCCGCCGGATTCCTGGTATTTGCCGATATACGGCTTAGAAAAGCCAGTAGTAACTGCCATTTTTGTACTCCTTTCAAAAAAGATGACGTGGCCTCCCGGACGCGTCATAGAAACAGCGGATATTCCCGAAATGTCGGGATATATCCGCCCTACGTTATTTTTGCGGTATTTCCGCAATCTTCTTATCAATTATTTCACGCCCGGCGGCTTCGGCCTGTTTCCTGCTGGCGTTTACCGCCGGGCGAATGAACGGGGTCTTTTCACGATAGCTGCTGCCGCTTTCTGTCACGCGCGCAATCAAAGCGTTTGGCTGTCCCTGTGGGTATTTCTTTGTCTTTACGCTGTTGTACCCATCAAAACCGAGTTTCACATTGATGTATCCAGAATCATCCTGCATGGGCGACACGCCGAACCCCTCAAGCAATCCGTCTTTTTCCTTGTCGGAAAGATGGCTGTAGCCTTCCTTATAGGTGGCAATATTCTCCGAATTTGAGACGGTCGGCAACGCCTGTATCCCAGTGCGCACTTTATCAGCGACAACCTTTGCCATTTCGTATACGGCTTCGCCGATGGCCTCATCGGTCACCGTGTCGATTTTTTGCAGGTACGCAATGTAGTTATCAAGCCCTTTGCCCACAATCCACTTTGCCATGCCTTACGCCTCCATAGGCACCTGCCACACCCATTCATAGTGATGAAATCCGGTTTCTTCCTCGTATTGTGTGCTATTGAGATGCCACGCGATAACGCCGTCAGTGTCAAGCGCGGATTCAAAGGCAGCCGCCCAAGGGTCAAACTCCTGTTTTGTGTACAGGTCTGTCGTCCCCTCTACAGCCTTTTCGCCGTGCAGGCCGTCAGCCTCAAAGTCGTTCCGGCTTTCCTCCTGCCACACAAAATAGCGGTCGGATTTAAGCCGTTCGCAATGGCTCACAGCGTCCGTCACTGCGATGTGCGCCGCTATGATTCTTTCGTACCATTTCACGGCGTGCTCACCTCGATTTCCTGCTCAATTTTCGCCAGCGTGATGTCAAGGCTTGCCGGGTAGACGTCCGTGACGTTCTGCACCATGTCCACGCGAAACTGCCGCCCGTCTTCGGTCACGGCCACGTCCTGGTTTGTGATGCCGCCATAGCGCGGCACCCGCAAGACGCGTTCGATCTCGACTTGATTTTGCCGCCCGCTGTAATACCGCTGGATGCCGAGCCGCTGTTCCTCATACCGCAGCTTGCATTTCAGCGTAGTTTGCGGTTTTGGCTGGTAGCCCGGTTGCGCAACATCTTTGACGGTGTAGATAGCGACAACGCCGTCACCGTATCCTTGCGTTACAACCGCGTCAACCCTGGGCCGGAACGGTGTCTGTCTGGGCATTGGCGGCCACCTCCTCTTGCTGTGCGGTCAGGATCAGCGGCAAGAAGTTTACCTCGAACACGTCCAGGGCTTCACTCCATGCATACCGCACCCATTCAAGCAACAGCGTGCGCGGCATTCCATCCGCTTCATAATCAGGGCTGCCCCCGATTTTTAAGTCCAGGTATGCCGACCCGGAAGCGATAAGGCCGCAGACCTTTTCGTCTGTGGCCTCATCGCTCCATGTGACGTTGATGTAGTTTTTTACATCGTTCAGCAGTTGGGTCGGCACGTTGCCGCGCGCGATCATCAGGACAGCGTGGCCGTGACGGTCACGGTATAAGTCTGGTTCGCGGTGCCGTTGGCGGCAGTGACCTTGACCTTGACGGTGTTGGTGCCGTTCGCCCATTTAATGGCCGCGCCGTTGCTGTAGGTGTCGGTCTGGTCGGTGTCGTGGGTGTTGGTGATTTCGATGGTCGCGCCAGCGTCAGCGGGCACCGCCATGATGGTGTTGCTTGCGTTGGTCGTGCTGGCTGTATAGTTGAGAGTAGCAGCCGCGAACGCCGGGGACAGGGTCAGCGCACCCAGGCGCAGGCTTGCCAGGTCGTCATTGTCGGACGCGGCGGGCGGGGTCAGCGTGGTTACCTGCAGGGTTGCCGGGCGCAGGTTGGAAATATTCAGGCGCAGGAATGCGTTGTTGTCCATCGGGAAGCCGTTGGCGTACAGCTTGATGAGATAGACGCGCTCATCCTCAAGGAAGCGGTAATGGTCGCTGTATTCAATGCGCCCCTCGCGCTGCATACCAGCGCCCGCGAAATACTTATACCCAATACCGATAATTGCGTCGCCGCGGTCAGTCAGCGCGATGCTGGGGATGATGGTGATGGGGTAGGGGAGAATATTGTTGCGGTAGGTGCCGTCGCCGCCCATGATGGTGGTAGCGGGCATGACCAGCTGGTAGTAGTCCTGCGGGTTGACAACGAGGATGACGTCACGCAGCGTGCGCGGCTTGCCAGCCGGGTCGACGGCCAGCATGGACAGCAGGTTGCCGATGGTGGCGGGGTCGAAAGAATCCACCTCGATCTGCGATTTTTCCGGGTACGCGCCGTCCGTCACGGAAACGCCCTCGCCGACCTGGCGGTTCATGCCGATGGGGCCATCCTTGCCGTCACCGGTAACGCAGCCGACCTCAAGGCCGTTTGCCAGCGCCTCATACAGCACCTGGCGGACAAAGCTGTCAAGCCACTCGGGGCCAAGTTCCAGCATGGCCTTGCACACGGGGATGAACGCCGACAGCTTTTTGAGGGTCATGTCCACAACCGTAAAGCCCGCCAGAAGTTCCTGCACGATGGGGTCGCACAGCTTGCCCCACAGGGCGCTCTGCTGACCGTTCTGGCTCATCAGCATTTCGACCACACCGCCGGTCGGCAGGAACTGGATGTGAGACAGCAGCGGGTGGCTGGTCTGCAGTTCGTCAAACACGGCGTTCATGATGGTCTTGGGCATATCCAGGTCAGCGTTGACCAGAGCCTGCTTGACGTCGGCGGCCTTCATGCACTCGGCCAGCTTCTGGTAGTAGTCGCGCTCCTTGCTGGTCAGCTGGCGGACGCCGCGCGCGGCCAGCACCTGGGTATCGCGGCTTTCGCGCATATCGTCCAGCTTCTGGTCATACTCTTCACGGACGCCCTGCGCGATGGCCTCGAACATCTGGTCGAACGCTTCGCTGTACGCCTCGCTGTCGTTGTTCTTCAGCGCCTCTACCATTTTCTGGCGGGCTTCCTGCCGCGCCTGCTGCACGGTCATTTTCATGTCATTGCTTTTCATCTTTTTTCCTCCTTCAGATGATTTCTGCCAGGGCCTGCATCAAGGTTTTTTCGGCAGGCTCTTCTTTGGGTTTTTCTTCGGGTTGGGTTTCGGTTTTTTCATCAGGCGGATTCAACACCCGCTGCATAATGGCTTTCTTCGCGTCCTGCGCAACAGGCAGGGCCGCGTCCTGCGTGATAGAGGTGGCGATGCCATAGTCCAGCGCCTGCGCGGGCGTCAGCCAGGTGTCCACCTTCATCAGCGCCCGAACTTCGTCGGCGGTCATGCCGGTTCGGTCAACAAAAGCGTTGATGCCGATCTCGGTCATCATTTCCGCCTTGTCCGCAGCCGCGCGCAGGTCGTCCGCGTTGCCGTCCACCGACACAATGACTTGGTGCAGAAAATACGCCGAGAGGTTCGATGCGATTCTTTCATCGCCCGCCAAGAACGGGAACAGCGCCGCGCTTGCGACAAATCCGTCGCCGTAGCTCACGACTTTGGCCGGGTGCTGGCGCAGGGCGTTGTAGATTGTCCAGCCCTCAGACACCGAACCGCCGTAGCTGTCGATATGTACGCGGATTTCGTCCACGTCCAAATCCTCGATTTGCTGCTCGATGCTGTGCGCCGATACATCGCCGTCAAATAGAGCAAACGGTACGATGTCGCCGAAAATGTACAGGTCAGCCACACGGTCGGACTGCTGAATGGCGTAAAATTTTCTATTTTTCATTCTGTTCACCCCCTTCCAGTGCTCTTGTCTGTGTCCCCATCTCGGTTATGTTCAGCGTCATATAGTGGCGGTCAGCCCACTCTTCCGGGATGGGTTCCTGGTTCGCTGCCCGCAACACATCGTTCAGCGAGAAAATGCCGCTGCCAACGACCTTTTCGATGTTTGCCGCGTTCTCGAAGATGTCGAAATGAATGATGCTACTGCTGTCTACTCGGACATAGCTTCCTTCCTGCCATGCCTCGTAACCGTAGCGCTTGCGGTTGATCTCTTCCTGGATTTGGTCGCACAGCGGGTCGATAACATAGGTCAAGAACCGCTTGTTGGCGTCCGCCGTCCCTTCCACCGAGCCGTTGATGAGAACAGATGGGATGCCGAACGCCCGGGCCGTCATGTTGAACACATCCTCCACAAGCTTGCGGATTTCGTCAGACGTTGCACCGCTGCCGCCGCCAAATTCCTGCACGGTGTAGTCGTACCCGTCAAACTCTGGCAAAATGCCGGTAGCGCTTTTCAGGTAGGGTACAACCTCCTGTTGGATTCGCGCGGCCAGCGCTTCTTTGAATCCCTCTTTTTGTGATTCAATGGTGGCGATGTGCAGCTTTAGGTGCGCGCCGTTTCGGGTCGTGTAGAACGTCTGCGCAGCGTTCAGCAGGTTGGCGTAGCTGGCGGCCATTGCGTTGAGCACTGGCCGGATGTCTTTGGCATTCAGCCGCAGGTGGATAACGTCATTTTCGCGGAACGTCTTGGTGTAGCTCATTTCGCCCACTTGTACGTTCGTGTATTCGTTTTGCCTCTGCGGATAACCGCCGTTCATCGTCCAGCTATCGGCACACGCCAGCCCTTCAATGCCGGTGCGCGAGCGCGTTGAAATAATCAAGGCTTCGTTGGTCGTGTACAACTGCCAAATCACCTTGTGCCAAAAATCCGTGCTGTTCTGGTTGGTGTTCGGCTCCACGTTGAGCATATAGTACTCACGTTCCCGCACCTCTTTGCCTCGCTTGTAGGTGCGGAACTCGCAGCGGCCGATAGCGTTCGCGATCATATCCACGCACGCATGAAAGCACAGGTCGCGCACAAGGTAGTCCTGCGCCGCACAAAAGAGGTCGGCGCAATCCACGATGGTTGTTTTTGCGGTCTTTTCGACCAGCCATTTGAATAAGTTGATTGCCATACTTCACCCCCTTTGCGGCAACAAAAAAGCCGCTTGTGCGGATTAAAAAATAAACGCCCCCACCGGCGGCAGGCTCACGGTCTGTCCGTTGCCCAAAACCGGCTCAACGACCATTGACGCTACAAACGCCATGAACGGGTCTGTTTTCCGGCTCTTTGCCTCGATTTTGGCGTACACAAAATTTCCTGTGTCCACGCCCGCCGCGCGGCTGCTGCGCACACGTTTGGTGTTGTTCACCGCCCAGCGCAGGCACGGGTTGTTCCCCCAGTGGAACAGCTGCCGGTCAAAGCAGTTCTGAATCACCGGGTCAACTTGCATGATATCGGACGGTCGCACCAGCTTCACCCGCGTTTTGTCGGACGCGTCAAACCCGATTTTGCGCAGGCTCTCGGCAAGCATCGTCCAGCGGAAATGGTCAAGCGCAAGGCATCGGATGGAATACCGCCGGGCGGCGTCCGCAATGTACTGCGCTATCAAATCCGGCGATATGCTCACGTCCTGCACCACCGTCACGATTCCTTCGCGCGCCCATTCCTGCCAGGGCGCTTTCACGCGAGGCAGCGTTTTGGCCTGCGCGCAAATCCATGCGTGGTTGATGTCAAACCGCTCCTCGCCGCGCCGGAAATGGATGTTCACCGCCGCCCAGTCGTTCAACTCGGCGTAGTCAATGCCCACCGTGCAGGCGTCGCCGGTCAAGTCTGGCAGCGCCTTTTTTGTGGCAAGCACCTTTTCGTAGTCCGTAACAGAAACTTCCTTGAATCCCGCCCGGATACCCATGCGCTTTGTCAAAAAGTCACTGTTCTGTTCCGGGTGGTCGCACCAATCACGGTATTCGTCCTCGATTTCTTGCAGCAAGTGTGGCATATACGCTAAGGAGGGATTCGCCATGTACCAGTTTTCAGGATCGTATACCTGATCCTTCGATTCGAGGCAGCAAATGAACGGCAAAAATCCATTGTCAGGTTCCCCCTCAAACAGGATGCGGCGACCCCGTGCTAGGTAGTCATCCAGCGGGCCATCGTTCACCTCACCGTTCGAAGTAAAAATGCCACCTCGCGGCTGCGCCACTTTGCCCCGGCCGGTTATAAACACCTTGATGTTATCGTAGTTCTCGTAGGCGTGAACTTCATTAAAAATGGTTTTGCCGGAACGCATACCGTCCCGGCCTTTTGGATTGTTGGTGCGTCCCTTGATGCAACCCTTATTCCTGCGTCCCTGGACAACCTCTTTGGTGTGGTAGTAATAGCGGTTCAGTTTTCCCTCTATGCCCGGTGTTTCCAGTGTCTCGATGATGTCCAACACTGGGCGCATGGCCTGCTCTTCATTATTGGCACATATATCCACATCATAATGCCCTACGGGATTGTAGGGCGAGACTGAAGCGAACGCATCAAAGCCTATAAATCCGTCCTTTCCAGCGCCGCGACCCACCATGCAAAACAATGTTTTCCAGCGCGGGGTACTGTCCGGCTTATAAGTACAGTCCCACAACGCGACCAAAAATTCCTGCCAAGGGAAAAGTTTTCGAAAGGGAAAGTATTTTGCCAGACTCAAGTAATGCCGAAGTTGTTCTGCATCAACATAAAGTTCCTCGGTTTCAAAAACTTTTTGGATATAAGCCACCAGGCTGTGCTGCTCTTTACAGCATCGGTACGGCCCGGTTTCCACCAGGTTGATATAGTTTTGTACCTCTGCGGGGACCTTACAGCTCATCGTCGTCACCGTCCGACGGTTTCGCGGTGGATGCCTGTTCCTTAAAGCCCAGGGCCGCCCAAATGCTCAGCATTTGGGACGATACCCGCACCAGCTTCTCCACACTTTTGTTGTCGGTGGTGCCCCGCTGGTTGGCTCCGTTCTGGTACTCCACGTACACGCCCCGGGCGGCGATGTCTTCCTCCAGCATGCGGCGCAGGCACCACAGCCCCATGTATTCCTCCACCTTATCCATGTAGGGACGGCTGATCAGCCCCCGAGCGGTCAGGTCGTCCAGCAGGTCTTTCTGCAGTTCACGGAATTCCCGCTTTTTGGCATAGATCGTACACAAACCCGACATTTTGCTTGCCATGACTCACTTCCACCTCCCGTTTTCTACACCACACCTACACGGGTATACCAAAATAACCCGAATGT